TGTGGCAGGCAGCCACTAAATGTATTGGCCCTGGTGAGGGAGATTATTGGTGTGAGTATGATCACCGTGGGTATTTCCCTATTATACCTAACAAGCTATCTCCTACCTGGGTGAGACATGCTGCCCCCTATGGTATACAAAGACTCGCAACACCATATGATCTCCAGATGTTTGCAAATGAGTTGCTGCCACCTGGTTTCAGTATTAACACCCCTAGTGGAGCTTGCTATATAAGTAGTCGCAGGCTTCACTATGGAAATGAAGGAACTCTTCAGGAGTATCAAGAGAACTGTGACAGAATTAAAAGAGGATATGAGGATATTTCCTCCAGTGATTCCTCAGATGAGGATTAAAAGAAACTTTACCCAGCAACTGCTTATGCTTGCTTATGATTCATGCCTTTGTTTAGGATAAGGATGCATTTAACCATAGTTAATCCTTAGGAAGCATTTGGTAAATTCTACTAAGCAAACCTGTTCATTTACTACCGTGCTTCCGATGGAGAACTTAGGGACGAGGCTGTGAGTTCGATGTCATCCTCATCTCGAGTGTCTCCCTTTTGCTTTTATAGTAATTAGAAATTATGCAATAGGTATAAGTATAGAATAATATAAGATAATCCTAAGGGAGGGAGTGGAACGTCCTGATAGGAAACAGGCATGACGCTCTCCCATCCCTCCTTTTCATATGTTCAAATCTAAGGTAAAATTATTGACTCCTTGCCAGCTGTTAACATAGAAATTAAATAAAACAGGAAACCACAAGTAGGTGAAGGCTAGCTCACTGAATAAATTGACTAGTCTTTGCTCAAGAACCCAGGGAGCAATGTTGTATGTTCAAATCTCAATAATGCATCCTGGTCGTTCTTTATGAAGTTATGTCATCATAAACAGTATATGAAAGTAAGAAATGACTTTGTAAAAGCCACAAAGGGAAATAGCTAATGTGCAAAGTGATAGTCTATACTTAGCCGTTCTCCTTTTGATATTCAAGTTCAAATCCTGTAAATGGTGTTACAGCTGATGTAATGTTAAGTAATAACTTGTTTTCTATATGAGTGTAAAATTAGCTCCTGATGACTCACGAGGTGAATGGCTCACAGTGAACGACGACTGAACAATCCTTACGCTGCGTTGCCACCACCTCCAGGAATGCAGTGGGTATGGAGTAGTGAATTCCAGAATCTCTTCATACTAACTACATTCTTTTGTATCCACAGTTAGGAATTAGTAAAGATAGTTTGGAATTTTGTATTAGCTTTTAAGAGAAATATAAAAGCATAATGATAGATTGTACGAGAGCTCTTCACTGCTCGCTGTGCCGAGAGTGTTCGAGACTCTCCAGGCTTGGTAAGAAATATTATAACTTTGTTATTCTGATCCTTTTAATGCTCTGCTATTTAGATTGTAATGGGTGAAGGCAATGCTTAATCAGATTTAACTCAATAAACCGACTTAATTCGAGAACCATACTTATTTTATTGTCTCTTTCAATACTTTATGTAAAGTGAAAGGAGTTGTGTATTAGCCTTGCTTAGGGAACCATCTAGTGGGATAAGTGGGTACTACACTTATTATAAAAGGTGTTAATTCCTAAGGATAATCAATACACAAAATTCCATGACAATTGGCGCCCAACGTGGGGCTCGAATATAAGTCGAGGCATTATTTAAAGTGCTTAAAAATTTATTCCCTAGGGACCTTCACGCACAGCGGAAGGTATTAATCATTGCCTAAATAAAAATGGCAGCTATTGAAGGTGATTTAGATGTCCAAGCATTAACTGATTTGTTCAATAATCTAGGGATCAATAGAGACCCTAGACATAGAGAGGTAATTGCCCTCCGAATGACCGGAGGATGGTGGGGACCAGCTACTAGATATAATCTGGTGACTATATTATTACAAGATGACCAAGGACAACCTCTTCAGCAACCTAGATGGAGAGCTGAAGGTAGAGCTGCTAATCCAGCAGTTATGTTTACTCTAGAAGCTCCTTGGCAAGATCTCCGGATGGCTTTTGATAATATTGATTTGGCTGACGATACTTTAAGATTTGGACCTTTAGCTAATGGTAATTACATACCGGGGGATGAATATTCTTTAGAATTCATTCCCCCTGCTATGCAAGAAATAGCACAAATGCAGAGGGATGAACTTGAGAATGTATTAGATATTGTTGGACAGATAACAATGCAAATGAGCGACTTAATAGGTATGCAAGATGCTCAAATTAGAGGATTGGAAGGTCAATTAAGAGGACTAAGAGGCAATCTACCAGTTGCAGGAACTCCACCTCCACCACCTCCTAGTTTAGATATACAACCCGCTGCTGCATCTTCACCTTATGTCGTACCAGCATCTTCAGCTCCTGCTGCTCCTGCAGCACCTGCTGATTTAGGATGGTTTGCCGGAGGACCCGGTCCTGGATCAGTGGATCCAAGACTGGCCAGAGTAGCTTATAATCCATTTTTGCCTGGTCCAAGTGATGGTTCTGGGGTAGCCCCGGTTCAGCCTAGTGCTCCTCCTGTGGCTTCACCTTTACTACCACTACCACCAGCCCAACCAGTGCAGCCAATTATTCAATATGTGCATCCACCTCCAATTAATCCGGCACAGCAAGTTATACCCATTCAGCACATAAGAGCGGTAACCGGAAATGCTCCAACTAATCCACGAGAAATACCAATGTGGATAGGAAGAAATGCTTCAGCTATAGAAGGAGTGTTTCCTATGACAACTCCTGATTTGAGATGCAGAGTAATTAATGCTCTGCTTGGAGGAAATCTTGGACTTAACTTAGAACCTCAACATTGCATTACTTGGGCTTCAGCTATAGCAACACTTTATGTAAGGACACATGGTTCTTACCCTATTCATCAATTAGCTGAAGTCCTTAGAGGAGTAGCTAATTCTGAAGGAGTAGCTGCTGCCTATCAGCTTGGCATGATGTTAACTAATCGAGATTATAATTTAATTTGGGGAATAATTAGACCCCTGTTGCCTGGACAAGCCGTAGTTACTGCCATGCAACATCGCCTCGATCAAGAAGTCAGTGATGCTGCTAGAATAGCTTCTTTTATTAATCATCTGAATGGTGTATATGAACTCCTAGGCTTGAACGCCAGGGGACAAAGTCTTAGAATACCTGCTTCTGGGGGACAAACTACGGCTGGGACCTCTGCCGGAAGAGGTGCTCGGGGCCGTAGAAGTCAGCAAGGAGCCCCTGGAAGACAATCTTCAGGACAATCACAACAACAAGGAAGAAGAAGTACCCAAGGACAGTCTAGGCAGTCTGATAATAGCGATCAAAATGTGCAAAGACAATCCCAAGGAGGAAATGGTAGAGGAGGATACAATCTAAGACCACGTACATACCAACCGCAAAGATACGGAGGCGGACGAGGTCGCCGATGGAACGATCAACCTGCAAGATCAGATAACCAACAGCGTTCCCAGTCTCAGCAACCGCAATCAGAGGCTCGTGGCGAGCAGTCACGAACATCTGGTGCGGGGCGTGGACAAGGAGGAAGAGGGAACCAAAACCGAAACCAGCGATTAGCTGGTGGAAACGCAGATAGAACTGTGAATACAGTGACAACTGCATCCGCCTCGACTTCTGCCTCAGGTCAAGATGGATCCTCTCCAGCTCCTCCAGCCTCTGGAAGCGGAAATTAAAGGAACTAAATTAAAAGCCCACTGGGACAGTGGAGCTACAATTACTTGTATTCCAGAAGCTTTTCTTGAAGATGAACAACCAATACAGACTATGCTAATTAAAACTATTCATGGAGAAAAACGACAAAATGTTTACTATTTGACATTTAAAATACAAGGAAGAAAAGTGGAAGCAGAAGTACTTGCTTCCCCATATGACTATATTTTATTAAATCCATCAGATGTTCCATGGCTGATGAAGAAACCTTTACAATTGACTGTGTTAGTTCCTCTTCAAGACTACCAAGATAGACTTTTAAAACAGACTGCTTTACCTAAAGAACAGAAAGACCAATTAGAAAAATTATTTTTAAAATATGATGCACTTTGGCAGCACTGGGAAAATCAAGTGGGACATAGGAGAATAAAACCACACAACATTGCAACTGGTACATTAGCCCCTAGGCCTCAAAAACAATATCCAATAAATCCTAAAGCAAAACCTAGTATACAAATTGTAATAGATGATCTGTTGAAACAAGGTGTTTTAATACAACAGAACAGCACTATGAATACCCCAGTATATCCAGTTCCAAAACCTGATGGTAAATGGAGAATGGTTCTAGATTATAGAGAAGTTAATAAAACTATTCCTTTAATTGCTGCACAAAACCAACATTCAGCGAGAATACTTTCCTCATTTTTTTCAGGAAAATATAAAACTACTTTGGATCTTACAAATGGATTTTGGGCACATCCAATAACTCCCGAATCCTATTGGTTAACAGCTTTTACTTGGCGAGGGAAACAATACTGTAGGACAAAGTTACCACAAGGATTTCTTAATAGTCCTGCCCTGTTTACAGCACATGTTGTTGATTTGTTAAAAGAAATACCACATGTACCAGCATATGTGGATGATATTTATATTAGTCATGATGACCCTCACGAGCATCTTGAACAACTTGAGAAAGTATTTTCCATATTACTCAATGCAGGTTATGTGGTCTCTCTTAAAAAATCTGAAATTGCTCAGAGGGAAGTAGAATTCTTAGGTTTTAATATTACAAAAGACGGCCGAGGCCTTACAGAAACTTTTAAACTAAAGTTATTAGATATAACTCCACCTAAAGATTTAAAACAGTTGCAAAGCATATTAGGATTATTGAATTTTGCTAGAAATTTTATCCCTAATTACTCTGAGTTGGTAAAACCTTTATATACTATCGTAGCTAATGCAAATGGTAAATTTATATCTTGGACAGAAGAAAACAGTAACCAATTGCAATATATTATCTCAGTGTTAAATCAGGCAGATAACTTAGAGGAAAGAAACCCAGAGACTAGGTTAATTCTTAAAGTCAATTCCTCTCCTTCTGCTGGATATATTCGATATTATAATGAAGGATCTAGAAGACCCATCATGTATGTTAATTATGTATTTTCCAAGGCTGAAGTTAAATTTACTCAAACTGAGAAAATATTGACAACTATGCATAAAGGCCTTATTAAGGCCATGGATTTAGCAATGGGACAAGAAATTTTGGTATACAGTCCTATTGTTTCTATGACTAAAATTCAGAAAACTCCATTGCCTGAGAGAAAAGCATTACCTGTTAGATGGATTACTTGGATGACATACTTAGAGGACCCTAGAATTCAATTTTATTATGATAAAACTCTTCCTGAGTTGCAACAAATTCCTTCTGTTACAGAAGATGTAGTTGCAAAAACTAAACATCCTAGTGAGTTTGCAATGGTATTCTATACTGATGGGTCAGCAATTAAACATCCTGATATTAATAAATCTCATAGTGCTGGTATGGGAATTGCTCAAGTTCAATTTCAACCTGAATATAAAGTTATCCACCAATGGTCTATACCTCTAGGAGATCATACTGCTCAATTAGCTGAAATTGCAGCAGTTGAGTTTGCCTGTAAAAAGGCTTTAAAAATCTCTGGTCCAGTCCTTATAGTCACTGACAGCTTTTACGTTGCTGAAAGTGCTAACAAGGAATTATCATATTGGAAATCAAATGGTTTCCTTAATAATAAGAAAAAGCCTCTCAGACACGTGTCAAAATGGAAGTCCATAGCTGAATGTTTACAGTTAAAACCTGACATTACTATAATACATGAAAAAGGACATCAACAACCTATGACTACCTTACATACAGAAGGTAATAATTTGGCTGATAAGCTTGCCACCCAAGGGAGTTATGTGGTTCATTGTAATACCACTCCAAGCCTGGATGCAGAGCTGGATCAGTTGCTACAAGGACATAATCCTCCAGGGTATCCAAAACAATATAAATATACCCTTGAGGATAATAAAATTATAGTTGAAAGGCCTGCCGGAAAGCGGATAGTGCCTCCAAAAGCTGATAGAGAAAAAATTATCTCTACAGCCCACAACATTGCTCATACAGGACGAGACGCCACTTTCTTGAAAGTCTCTTCCAAGTATTGGTGGCCTAACCTAAGGAAGGATGTGGTTAAAGTGATCAGACAGTGTAAACAGTGTCTGGTAACAAATGCTGCAAACCTAACTTCGCCTCCAATACTTAGGCCTGAAAAACCTCTCAAGCCTTTTGACAAATTTTATATTGATTACATTGGACCATTGCCACCTTCTAATGGCTATCTACATGTCCTTGTAGTAGTCGATGGTATGACAGGCTTTGTATGGTTGTACCCCACAAAGGCTCCCTCAACTAGCGCAACTGTAAAAGCTCTCAACATGCTCACTAGTATTGCAATTCCAAAGGTGCTGCATTCTGATCAAGGGGCAGCATTCACCTCTTCAACTTTTGCTGATTGGGCCAAAGAAAAAGGTATACAATTGGAATTCAGTACTCCTTACCATCCCCAAAGTAGTGGCAAGGTGGAAAGGAAAAATAGTGACATTAAACGACTTTTAACTAAACTGCTAATTGGGAGACCTGCTAAGTGGTATGATCTATTGCCTGTTGTACAATTGGCATTAAATAATTCTTATAGTCCATCTTCTAAATATACTCCTCATCAACTCTTGTTTGGTGTAGATTCCAACACACCGTTTGCCAATTCTGACACACTTGACTTATCCAGAGAAGAAGAGTTATCTCTTTTGCAGGAAATCAGATCTTCTTTGCACCAACCATCCTCCCCTCCTGCCTCCTCTCGTTCCTGGTCGCCTTCGGTTGGCCAATTGGTCCAGGAGAGGGTAGCACGCCCTGCTTCACTTCGACCTCGATGGCATAGGCCGACTACTGTCTTGGAAGTAGTCAACCCACGGACGGTGATCATTTTGGACCATCTTGGCAACCGACGAACTGTAAGTGTGGATAATCTTAAATTAACAGCTCACCAAGATAATGGCACCACCAATGACTCTGGAACAATGGCTCCTGTGGAAAAAGATGAATCAGGCCCATCAAGCTCTTGAAAATGTGACTGTGTTAACTGAAGAACAGAAACAGCAAGTTATTGTGGACATTCAACAAGAAGAAGTTATTCCTACTAGGATGGACAAATTAAAATACCTAGCATATTCGTGTTGTGCCACTAGCACACGTGTATTATGCTGGATAGTATTGATCTGTGTATTATTATTAGTTGTGTTTATATCCTGCTTTGTGACTATGTCTAGGATACAATGGAATAAGGATATTGCTGTTTTAGGCCCAGTCATAGACTGGAATGTTAGTCAACAAGCTGTGATTCAACAAATCAGAGCTAAAAGATTAGCAAGGTCACTTAGAGTGGAACATGCCACAGAGGCATATGTGGAAATTAATATGACCAGTATACCACAGGGAGTGTTATATGTACCTCATCCAGAACCCATAATTCTCAAGGAGAGGGTCCTTGGTCTTTCACAGGTCATAATGATAAATTCTGAAAATATTGCTAATACTGCTAACCTTACACAAGAAACTAAGGTATTGTTGGCAGACATGATTAATGAAGAAATGAGTGATTTGGCTAATCAAATGATAGATTTTGAGATTCCTTTAGGAGATCCAAGAGATCAAAAGCAGTATCAACATCAGAAATGTTATCAAGAATTTGCACATTGTTATTTAGTAAAGTATAAGAAACCAATGTCTTGGAAATCTGAAGGAATTATTGTTGATCAATGTCCACTACCTGGATTACACTCTCCCACATATTATCAGTATCAGGCTATTTGGGATTATTATTTGAAAATATATAATATAAGACCTAAAGATTGGAAATCTAAAGATTATTTTGGGACAGCAAGGATGGGGAGTTTCTATATCCCATCAGAATTAAGGAATTCTACTTATACTCATGTTCTCTTCTGTTCAGATCAATTATATGGTAAATGGTATAATGCCAAGAATACAGTTAGAGAAAATGAAGAAATATTGGTAACAAAATTGTATAATTTAACTAATGGAAGTAAGTTAAAGAACAGGAGTCTACCAAAAGAGTGGAATAAGCAAGGAAGCAATAGGTTATTCAGAAGTTTTCAACCACTAGATATTTGCAATAGACCAGAAGCAGTAATACTGCTTAATACAACATATTATACTTACTCTTTATGGGAAGGAGATTGTAATTATACTCAACAACACATTCAGAATCTCTCTGAATGTAAAAATCTAAATAGGTTGAAACATCCTTATGCCTGTAGATTTTGGAGATATAAAGAAGGACAAGAAGAAGTTAAATGTCTCGGTAATGAGCAAAAGAATTGCTTATATTACTCAGAATATTCTAGTCCAGAAGCTCAATTTGATTTTGGGTTCTTGGCATATCTTAATTCCTTCCCTGGACTAAGATGTATTGAAAATCAAACCATTAGAGACCCAGATTATGAAGTATATTCCCTATATATGGAATGTATGAATGCCTCTGATAAATATGGGATTGACAGTGCATTATTAGCTCTTAAAACATTTCTAAATTTTACTGGTCAATCTGTAAATGAGATGCCATTAGCTAGGGCATTTGTAGGCCTCACTGATCCTAAATTTCCGCCTACATATCCAAATGTTACAAGAGAAACTTCCGGTTGTAATAATAACAAAAGACAACGCAGAAGTATTAACAACTATGAAAGGATTAGGTCTATGGGATATGCATTAACAGGGGCTGTTCAAACTTTATCTCAAATATCTGATATTAATGATGAGAGGCTGCAACAAGGAGTATATTTACTCCGGGACCATGTGGTAACCCTAATGGAAGCTGCTCTCCATGATGTTTCAATTATGGAAGGAATGTTGGCAATTCAACATGTACACACTCATCTTAATCATCTCAAGACTATGCTTTTGATGAAGAGAATAGATTGGACTTTCATTAAGAGTGACTGGATTCAACAACAATTACAGAAATCTGAAGATGAAATGAAACTTATAAGAAGAACTGCAAAAAGTCTAGTCTATTATGTTACCCAAACTTCTAGTTCTCCTACTGCTACTTCTTGGGAGATAGGAATATACTATGAGATAACTATTCCTAAACATATATATTTAAATAATTGGCAAGTGATCAATGTAGGTCATTTAGTAGAATCAGCTGGACATCTGACTCATGTTAAAGTTAAGCATCCTTATGAGATAATTAATAGAGAATGCAGTAACACTCAATATTTACATCTTGAAGAATGCATCAGAGAGGATTATGTGATTTGTGACATAGTACAAATAGTACAACCATGTGGGAATGAAACAGAATTAAGTGACTGTCCAGTCACTGCTCTCAAGATAAAGTCTCCATATATTCAAGTTTCTCCTCTGAAGAATGGAAGCTACTTGATTTTGTCCAGCACAAAAGATTGCTCTATACCAGCATATGTACCCAGTGTGGTTACAGTTAATGAAACAGTTAAGTGCTTTGGAGTAGAGTTTCACAAACCACTCTACGCTGAAACAAAAACCAGCTATGAACCACAGGTTCCACATTTGAAGCTTCGTTTACCCCACTTGACTGGGATTATTGCCAGCTTGCAATCACTGGAAATAGAGATTACTTCAACTCAAGAGAATATAAAAGACCAAATTGAAAGAGCCAAAGCACAGCTACTTCGGCTGGACATCCACGAAGGAGACTTTCCTGACTGGCTTAAGCAAGTTGCTTCTGCAACCAAGGACGTGTGGCCTGCAGCTGCTTCATTCCTACAAGGAGTAGGTAATTTTCTATCTAACACTGCCCAAGGGATATTTGGATCAGCGGTAAGCCTCCTATCCTATGCCAAGCCTATCTTGGTGGGAATAGGAGTTATTTTGCTTATTGCCCTTCTTTTTAAGATCATATCATGGCTTCCTGGGAAGATCAAGAAGAATTAAGAGAACTTCTACACCATCTCCCAGAAGACGATCCTCCGGCAGATCTTTCACATTTACTGAATCTTGATGAAATGGAACCTAAGGTTCTTGGAGGACAAAATCCTGGAGATGAAAAATTACGACAACAAGTAATCAAGCCTCCTAGTATACATCCATCTACAGTAACTTGGCATTTTGGATATAAAGACAAAGAAGATCAACAACCAGAAATAAAAATGAGAGACTGGGTACCAGACCCTTCAAAAATGAGTAAGTCAACATGTATGAGATTGATATTATTAGGACTATACCAAGCTTGTAAAGCACAGGAGATTATAAAAATGGACTTTGATGTACATTGGGAACAATCTAGAGTTAATAAGCAATATTTTGAAGTAGAATATAGCTGTAGAATGTGCAGAACAGTTCTACATGAACCTATGCCTATAATGTATGATCCAGAAACTGAACTTTGGGTAAAGCCAGGACGTCTTAGAGGACCTCTAGGATCTGCTGTTTATACACTTAAAAAACATTATGAACGATGCTTATCTGCCCTTCCTAGCTTCGAAGGAACTCGGCTCCCAAAGCGTCGCGCTAATCCTAGCAGAAGATATGAAGCATTCAGAGAGCATACTCCAACTAGGAAACGGCGCTCCAAGGAAGGGATTTCCACTGACCAGCAGCCCTCTACTTCCAGTGGTGACCCCGTGGCCCTTATCTCAGGACCATGTGGCCCCCACTCTATACAGCCTCCTGGTTGCATATTACAAGAGCTTCCAAAACCAGAAGTTGGAACCTCCGAAATGGCTGTGGCAATGTCTGGAGGACCCTTCTGGGAGGAAGTGTATGGTGACTCAATTTTTGGTGCCCCCTTTGGGACAAGTGATGATCAGTTGCTATCGCAATTTGACTAGTATAATAATATGTCAGGCAGTGGATCCTTGGGAAAATAATAATGAAATAGATTGGAAAAAAGATCCTATGGCTAGACCTAGGATCAGATGTGATCATGCTCTTTGTTTTAAAGTAGTTTATGAAGGAACCCCTTGGCGTCCTCATGATCAGAAGTGTTGGTTTATTCGCTTAACTGAGGGACATAAACATGGAATGGAAGAACTGTCCTCAGGTGACTGGAAAACACTCCAGGAATCCCGTCCTTATCCCTATGGACCAGTTGGAGAAGATCCCAACTTACAATATGCTGTCAGTGTTAAAATGAAGGTAACTGGAGGCCCTTTAACCTCAACTGTACTGGCCTTGAAAGCTTTATGCTTTCATAGGGTTAACATCTGTAATATGGATAACCCTGGCCTAGGAGAGGGACATCCCCCTCTTGGATATTCTCATGCACTTAAAGCATATGGACCTCAGTATGGTAGTTGCGAGGAGAGGGTGTGGCAGGCAGCCACTAAATGTATTGGCCCTGGTGAGGGAGATTATTGGTGTGAGTATGATCACCGTGGGTATTTCCCTATTATACCTAACAAGCTATCTCCTACCTGGGTGAGACATGCTGCCCCCTATGGTATACAAAGACTCGCAACACCATATGATCTCCAGATGTTTGCAAATGAGTTGCTGCCACCTGGTTTCAGTATTAACACCCCTAGTGGAGCTTGCTATATAAGTAGTCGCAGGCTTCACTATGGAAATGAAGGAACTCTTCAGGAGTATCAAGAGAACTGTGACAGAATTAAAAGAGGATATGAGGATATTTCCTCCAGTGATTCCTCAGATGAGGATTAAAAGAAACTTTACCCAGCAACTGCTTATGCTTGCTTATGATTCATGCCTTTGTTTAGGATAAGGATGCATTTAACCATAGTTAATCCTTAGGAAGCATTTGGTAAATTCTACTAAGCAAACCTGTTCATTTACTACCGTGCTTCCGATGGAGAACTTAGGGACGAGGCTGTGAGTTCGATGTCATCCTCATCTCGAGTGTCTCCCTTTTGCTTTTATAGTAATTAGAAATTATGCAATAGGTATAAGTATAGAATAATATAAGATAATCCTAAGGGAGGGAGTGGAACGTCCTGATAGGAAACAGGCATGACGCTCTCCCATCCCTCCTTTTCATATGTTCAAATCTAAGGTAAAATTATTGACTCCTTGCCAGCTGTTAACATAGAAATTAAATAAAACAGGAAACCACAAGTAGGTGAAGGCTAGCTCACTGAATAAATTGACTAGTCTTTGCTCAAGAACCCAGGGAGCAATGTTGTATGTTCAAATCTCAATAGTGCATCCTGGTCGTTCTTTATGAAGTTATGTCATCATAAACAGTATATGAAAGTAAGAAATGACTTTGTAAAAGCCACAAAGGGAAATAGCTAATGTGCAAAGTGATAGTCTTATACTTAGCCGTTCTCCTTTGATATTCAAGTTCAAATCCTGTAAATGGTGTTACAGCTGATGTAATGTTAAGTAATAACTTGTTTTCTATATGAGTGTAAAATTAGCTCCTGATGACTCACGAGGTGAATGGCTCACAGTGAACGACGACTGAACAATCCTTACGCTGCGTTGCCACCACCTCCAGGAATGCAGTGGGTATGGAGTAGTGAATTCCAGAATCTCTTCATACTAACTACATTCTTTTGTATCCACAGTTAGGAATTAGTAAAGATAGTTTGGAATTTTGTATTAGCTTTTAGAGAAATATAAAAGCATAATGATAGATTGTATGAGAGCTCTTCACTGCTCGCTGTGCCGAGAGTGTTCGAGACTCTCCAGGCTTGGTAAGAAATATTATAACTTTGTTATTCTGATCCTTTTAATGCTCTGCTATTTAGATTGTAATGGGTGAAGGCAATGCTTAATCAGATTTAACTCAATAAACCGACTTAATTCGAGAACCATACTTATTTTATTGTCTCTTTCAATACTTTATGTAAAGTGAAAGGAGTTGTGTATTAGCCTTGCTTAGGGAACCATCTAGTGGGATAAGTGGGTACTACACTTATTATAAAAGGTGTTAATTCCTAAGGATAATCAATACACAATATTCCATGACA